ATGGCAAGATGTTAAACGCAACGCAGACGATTGGAATATAGCACTTTTCGTTGACACTGTCATTCGTAAAGTCAGACCGCCTTATGATCTTTTTTTGCACAGGTCCATGCGTCCGCTAGAAGAGGCTATCAAATTACCGGAGGAAGAAGGTTTCATTCAGGGTGAACTATTTGTCGATGGGGGAAGCTGCGACGGTGGATTTTGTTTTGTTTAATCGAAATAAGGAGAAAAAATGGTTACTCGAAAAAACGAAAAGAAAGAAGAAGAGAAGCAGAAAGAGAACAAGAAGCCTGTATTGCCGCCTCCTGTTGTGACGGAGGCGGACAAGGCTGATTTAAGTCGTTATGCAAATCAGCCTGAGGCGCAGGATGCATTTAAGAAAGAGATTCCGCCGTGGGTTGATTATGTGAATCCTGATGGGAGTTGGCATATCAACTATGCATATCGTGGTGGTGTGCCGGACTGGTGGCGTGATTATAGTCGGAACAAGGCGATTGATCAGTATTTAAGTGAATATGAGCAGTTAAAGCGTAAGTTAGAAGAATTATCGATGCAACAGCGGCCGAGTTTGGAAGCTCGTGGGAATACGGGGTTTGATTCGGCTGCTTATCGTGGTGATTTACCGAATACATTTGAGCCTGCGGCTTATCGTAAAAATGTACCGGGACTTGGTTTATGGAATCAGGTATTTCCGAATGCGCCGGAGCCGAGGTTTTCTTTATATATGCCGCCGCAGATGCCGAGGATGCAGACGGTTGGTTTGAACCCATATCGTTCTGAGTATCAATATCCGGCGTTAGGCGTGATGCCTGGTACGATGACAGCGGGTGGACGGCCTGCGCCTGGTCAGTGGTATGAACGTTTCAACAGTGCGTTTGGGAATCAGACATATCGGAAGCCATGGCTGAACTGGTAATGTTGCCTCCCGAATTCGAGCGGGAATTATGGCAACAAGCGATTTATACTGCGATGGGTTATCAGCCGAACCCAGAGCAAGAGAAGATTCATCAGGCGCATCGGGAAGGTGCGAGGTTTCTGTTGATATTGGGGGGTGAACGTTCTGGAAAGAGTTATACGGCTGCGTTGATAGCGTTATTGAAGATGCAGCCGCCGATTTATGCGGATGGCAGTTTTGGTCAGAGGAAGACGTTATATTGGCTGATTGGTCCGGATTATCGGCAGCCGAGGGCGGAGTTTCAATACATATTCGATGCATTAAATGCATTGAATGCGGTAGAGACGTATTCGATGCCGTTAATGGACACACAGCCGTGGTCGTTGCTGACGACGTGGGGGGCGAAGGTAGAGACGAAGACATCCTCGGATATAGCGAAGATTGCATCGTTTGCGTGTGATGGAATTTTGATTTGTGAAGCGCATCAACAGGTGTATGAGGTCTGGCTGAAGTCGTTAGGACGTGTTAGCCAGACTCGTGGTTGGGTTATTTTGTCGGGGACGATTGAAAATGGGTTGCCGTGGTATCCGGACCTTTATAATCGTTGGAAAGCTCCGAATGATTTAGGTGCGAGGTCGTTTTCGTTGCCTACTTGGTCGAACACGAAGATATTTCCGGGTGGGCGTGATGATCCGGAAATCAAGATGTTGGAACGTGAGACGGCACCGGATATTTTTCAGGAGCGTTATGCGGCGATACCGAGGAAACCGAGTGGGGCGGTATTACCGGAGTTTGACATGGAGAAACATGTCAAGCCGTTACAGCTTATTGAAGGGATACCGGTAGAACTTGCAATAGACCCCGGTAAGAATGCGTATGCGATATTGTTTTTGCAACGTGTAGGTAACATTGTACACGTACTAGATCGTGTTTATGAGAGAGGGAAAATTGCCCAAGTTGTCATTCCGATGGTGATGAAGAATCCGTTATGGGCGCATGTGCCGAAGATGAACGAAGGTTCTGCCGGCGTGATAGATATTGCTGCGAAACAGGAGTTGGCAACGGTATCTCAATTAACTTTGTGGCGTGAATTAGCCGGAGTCACGCTGACAACGAATTATGTACCTCAGGCAGAAGGTCGTGAAGTATTGCGGTATTTTTTACGTGATCATGTAATTGGGGTAAATGAAGACGGAGAGGAAATAATCGGGCCACGCATTTATTTCAATGCGCATATGACGAATCTCAAAAGTAACGATGGAACGGCTTTAGACGTATTGGCCGAACCGGAGTTGTGGGTATGGCGTCCGCAGTCGAAAACGTTAGCACGAAATGAATCGGCACAGCCCGTAGATGCAAATAATCATGCGATGAAAGCAATCAGTTACTATTTGTGGCATCATTTTGGTCCGGTTGGTACACGTGAAGACAAGAAGCGTGTAATTACCAGGAAACGACAGGGGTATTGGACGACACGATGAAACTCGATGTAAAGCAAGTAGTTGAACGTATCGAACAAACACGTGATGAACGTCGTGAATATGTGCGGATGGCCAGGCGTTGGGAAAATGCCTGGACGATGAAAATTTTTGATAAAACTGCCGAGCAGCGGTTAGAGGAAGAAGGCAAAGAGCAAGTAACTTTGCCGACGGTTTATAACGCCGTTCATTTAGCGCAACGTCTATTGGGGTCACAGCCTAAGATAGAGATTCCGAAGCGAGATAAAACGGAAGCTGCGGATAGGGCTGCGAAACTAAGAGAGCGTTGGATTAACGCCGTTTGGCAGACGATGTATTTACAGCGCCGACGCAATTTCATTCAGGATGCATCCTGGCAATTGTTTGTGCGGGGGCGAGCTGTTATGCGTGTGCTGTGGGTATATCCACAGTTACCGAAAATGATGCAGAATCGTGTTTTACCGTTTAAGTTCGACTTACTCGATCCGGTTGATTGTGGTTTTAGAGATGGTCCTTTATTTCCGGAATATGCCTATTCTACCGAAATTATGCCGATTACTTCTCTCATTCAGATGTACCCAAAAGGGAATTTAGAACCTCTTATATCGAAACATCAGAATTCAAAATACTTCAACAAAGAGGAAGTGGAAGTAACCGATTTTTGGTATACGGATAAAGACGGTGCAGTATGGCATACGGTTATTGCAAATAATCAAGTTGATGTTTTGCCACCACGTAAAACGGACTACCCTGTTATACCACTATACGAAATTTATGGCGATTCTGCCGGTGTTCCCTCTGAAACGTATCGTGGATTGTCGTTAATTCATCCGATGGATGATTTATATCGTTATCAGTGTCGGTTAGCATCGCAAATAGCGACCGGTACGATGTATTACATGTGGCCGTTGATTTTATTCACGAATGAATTTGGTGCGCCGATCAATCCGGAGTTCTCGTTAAAACCTGGCGGATGGGAGCAATTACCGAGCGGTACGCAATGGCAGTTGTTACAGCCGTCTCCGAATGTTCCGTTAGCGCAAAGTATTTCCCAGCAGGTGGAATCATCTTTACAGCAAGCTGCATTTCCCGGTGTGTTATTTGGTGAGGCGCCGGGAGATTTGCAGGCTGGCTATGGAATCAATCTGTTAGGCGAGGCAGCACGTGGACGTATTAGTTTGTTCCGTGCTGCTTTAGAGTTTGGCATCATGTGGGCGAACGAATTGATTTTTGCCTTGGTAGAAACTTTTGCACCACGTCATATGCCGCAAGGGGTAACGGCATATGGGCGTAGTGCTGGGGATTCTAAACCGTATCATTGCACATTACGTCCCGAAGATATTCTTGGTCAATATGAGAATATCGTTTCGATTAAACCGACTGTTCCGCAAGATGAAATTCAGCGATTGACGATTTTCATGAGAATGGTCGGCGAAGGATTGATTTCACCTCAAACTTTCCGGGATACCATTTTGAATTTGGATATGCCGGAAGATGAGCAATGGCGAATCTGGTTAGCACAGACATTAAACAGTCCGGAGCTTAAAGGTAAAGTTTATTTATCAACATTGATGCAGTATTTCCCGGATACCTGGATGGAGTGGATTAAGGGAACACCATTAGAGCAACTCGTTAATCAAATGTTGGGATTATCTCAACCACAGCCACAACAGCAGATGCCGCCACAGATGCCGCCACAGCAGATGCCGCCACAGGCCGGTCCAATGCCGATGCCTCAGGTAGATATGACAATGCCTTCTGATGTTTCAGGTAGTGCAATTGGTGCGTCTCCGATGCAACCGGAAAATCCTGGTGCCGGGATATTACCCGGTGTAATTCCGCCGGAATTGGCGGGACAGATCACACCGGAGATGTTAGGTAATCCAAATATTGATCCGATTTTATTTGCACAGTTAATGGGAAAACCGATGACACCTGGCGAGCAAGATGAACAGATTTTAGGAGTGTAATATGACTACAACAATTCAACCTGATGCGTGGCAGGATTTGAATAAATTTTATTCATCATTAGGTTTACAGACGACTTCTTCACCTAACTTTTACGATCCGGTATTCGGCATTACCAAAACAGACATTGCTGCATCACGTCCGACTACAACGACAACACAACTCAATTGGTTAAGTCAACAAAATCCCAATCTTTATAACAGTTATAATTATTTGACCGGTCAGTATTCAAATGTTGCGAATCCTTATCGTAGTCCATCTACATCATCGACCCAGCAAAATTCATCTCAGACACACAATTACACCAATTACATACCGATGCCACGATTGCCTGGGTCGAATTTTGCACCGTTACAGCCGCCTAATTTGAGTTCTTTTCAATGGAATCCCGGCACACAATTATCGCCTGATCCTTATGGCTGGTCTATTCCACAAAGTCAAAAAGAATGGGACTGGTGGAAACAAAATGCGGCTCAAGTAGCCGGGTGGTTACCTGCTGCACAATTTTTACAAAATTCTATCCAGTATGTGCAAGACTTCAATGAGGCACAGAGGCGTTGGAACGCTCAATTCGGTTGGCAACAGCAAGGTGATATATTTAACATGCAGCTTGCTGCTCAGCAGCAACAGTTAGCGCAATGGCAAGCTCAACAGGCTGCACAGCAATGGAATCAACAATTCGATTGGACTAAAACAATGGACCAAGCGAATTTAGAGTTACAACGGCAGGCCAATCGAATTGAAGAAATGTATAAAGCAGGTTTGTTATCAAACGCTCAGCGTGAGATTGCTTTAGCGGAATTGACACAAAGGCAAAACTATGAATTAGCGCTACGACAGCAAAATTGGACACAACAATATCAGCAAGGTCAATTGAACGTTGAGCAGCAACGGGCACGTGTGGAAGAGATGTACCGCATGGGCCAGATTAGCAATGAACA